TTGATTTAGCTTATAATCGCGCGGCCACTCCGCGCACGTCGCGCCATCGCATTTATGTCTCTGCAATGCCGAGTATTATATATCAAGCCAAAATGGCGTGATAACACAGAAAAAGCGCCGTTTCAGGCGCTTACTTTTATGGCCTTAAAGCCATCCACCGCCATACGGTCACGGCGCTGTGACAGCCCGGATTGATTGGCGATGAGATTATATCGGGCGCTTAAAGCATTGATGTGTTGCTGTGCCTCACGGCGCAGGTCATCATCGTCTGCGGCCCTTGCCGCAATGGCGACATCTTTCCAGCGGCGGGTATCGGTTTCAATTTTGCGCATCATCTGCGAACATTGATAGAGGGTCAGACCCTCTTTGTTGCCGATATTCACGCCTGCATGGTTTGACGTTATCCATGCTGCCAGTTGATGGTCGGAGTATTTGCGCACCGAATATTCGGTGCTGAACGGCGCGGCAAAGTGCCCGCAGTTCCACTCGCCGATAGGGCGCTTGAATCC